AAACTTTAGGAGTGAGATAGCTGACTGGGCAGAGGAAACCTACCCAGTGAATGCTATGAAACCACCAGTGCATACAAGGCAAATTGCAACAGCAACCTTCAAGAATATCCGGGGGCTGGATGCAGATGTCTGTAAGCTTTATGGTATCCAACTTCAGATGGACGCCGAAGGTGATCCAGTAAGATATGCTTTCAAGTATCCCAACAATGTTAAGTACAGAGGATACGAAGAAAAGAAATTCTGGACAGAAGAGAAAGGCAGTATCGTGGATCTGTTTGGTCCTGAGTTTAATGCTGGCTCAAGTAAAAGACTGTACTTGACAGAGGGAGAGTTCGACGCAGCTTCTCTCTATCAGGCACTGGGTAAAAGCTTTCCAGTAAAGTCAATACCATCAGCCTCCCTGTCAGATAAGTTCATCAAGAACAACTTTGATTACCTCAACTCTTTCCAAGAGATCGTGTATGCTGGTGAACAGGATGATGCTGGGAAGGGAGCAGCCACACGTTTATACGAGTTGTTCCCAGAGAAGTTTTACTATGTTCCTCTGACCAAACACAAAGACGCTAGTGATTTCATACAGGCAGGTGATCAAGATGACTTGCGCTGGGCAGCAGTCAAACCTCAACGCTTTGCACCAGATAATTTCTTTGTGGGTGACATCGAGGTAGAGAAAGCAATCAGGACAGAGAACCCTTATGAGTATGTACCTACTGGTCATACTGCATTGGATGATAAGATCCGTGGGTTAGTCAAAGGTGGTCTGACATTCATCAAAGCTTTACGAGGTCAGGGTAAGACTGAATTGATCAGATACTTTGAGATGGGATTGCTCAAGTCAGAAGCCATCATTGCCTTACTTCACATGGAAGAGATGAAGTCTACAACCTACAGAGCTATGGCTACCTATGAACTAGGTTGTAATGTTCGTACCAAGGAAGACGCAGCAGAGAATGGTTGTGATGAAGAGACAGTAATCTTAGCGGCTAAGATGGCGGCAAGAGATGACAAGACGATCATCTTTGAGATGCAAGCACATGACGATCCTATGAAATTACTGGACTATGTACGTCTGGCTGCCACTGTTTATGGTGCAAGTTATATCTTTATTGATCACGTACAGCGACTAGCTTATCTATCTAACGCAGGGGTTGAGGGTGCCACCAGTACACTGACAACCTTGGGTGCACGTATGGCACAGCTTGCGAAGGAGTTAAACATCGGGGTAATCTTTATATCTCAGGTCAATGATGATGGACGTACAAAGTATGCTGCCTCACTAGAGGAAGAAGCTATTGTCTGTATCAAACTGAATCGTGATACTGAGGCAGAGGATGAGTCAGAAAGAAACACTACTTACTTTATCGTTGACAAGAACAGACCCTTCGCTAAGTTAGGTAACGCTGGTTCAGTCTACTACGATCCAGAGACAACAATCCTAGAAGAGGTTTCATTCAAGGTATGAAGATAGCAGTCAGTGACATAGAGACAAACACTCTTGTTGGTAGTGACAAGCTGTGGCTTTGTGGCGGTAAGGACTTGAAGACAGGTGAAGTCTACAAGTTTGAGAAGTGCCACGAAGATCCAGTGGCTAAGGCTGCCGCCATCGAGTGGTACAAATCTCTGGACTATATCGTGGGTCATAACTTCATACAGTTTGATGGCCCTGAGTTAAACAGATTGCTTCAACCTAAGTTGATTGACCCTAAGAAAATCATAGATACACTTCTGGTATCTCGCATGATTCACTACGACATCCCAGCGCCTAAAGGAACAAGTAAGCCACACAGCTTACAAGCTTGGGGCATACGTCTTGGTGTATACAAAGGTGACTTCCATAACTTCTCAGACTTCTCAGATGAAATGGTTGAGTACTGGCTGGGTGATCTAGAAACCACTGAGGCTTTACACAATCACTTTGCTAAGTATATCTACGATCCTGACTGGCGTAAATCTATGAGGGCAGAACATGATCTACAAGTAGAGTTGGTACGTACTAAGTACTATGGTTTCGCATTTGATTCTAACAAGGCACAGTTTCTTCTCAATGCTGTACAAGTTCAGATGAAAGAACTGGAAGAACAATTCCAAGTAGACTTTCCACCTAAGCTTACACTGGTCAACACAATCAAGTATCGCCTCAAGAAAGATGGTGAGGAGATGGCTTCGGTTAAGAATGCGAGAAAGAAGTACGCCCTTGTTGAAGTAGATGGTGAAGACTTGATGTGTTACGATTGGGTTGACTTCAAACCAGGATCTCCCAAGGATAGGATTGATGCCCTATGGAATGCGGGATGGCAGCCAGTAGATAAAACAAAAACTTTCCAGAAGTTTGATAGACTATCTGTTGGTGATGCTTATGGTTGCTCTGTATCTTCTATGTCTAAAGAATTTTATGATGAAAAGAAGAAGCACCTCGATCATTACGGATGGACTGTGTCAGAGGACAACCTCAGCACACTCCCTGAGAACGCTCCTGAGGGGGCAAAGGCATTGGCTAGGTGGTTGACCCTAGAGGGAAGGCGTTCCTCTCTTGTGGAGTGGCTAGGACAAGTGAAAGAGGATGGTAGGATACATGGGACTATCAACAATATAGGGGCTTGGACTGGACGCTGCGCACACAACGCGCCAAACACAGCCAACATTCCATCTGCCTTTCACGGTGAAGCAAAGACAGCAGTTGAGGAGGTAAAGAAACAATATGATTCACACTTACGTTCTTGTTGGACTACCCCTTCTGGCTCTTGGCTTGTGGGAACTGATGCTGATGGCATCCAGCTTAGGGTACTGGCAGATTATTTATGGAGATACTTCGATGCTGACCAGTATGCACAAGCTATTATGCAAGGTAAGAAAGAAGATGAGACAGACATTCACAACGTTAACAAACGTGCACTGGGACTTAACCATGCTACACGGGACATGGCAAAAACTTTTATCTATGCTTGGCTTCTAGGGGCTGGTGTAGCTAAAACGGCGCAGATCTTAAAGGTCAATCAACGTCAAGCTGCTCAAGCAAGAGACAACTTCGTTAAGTCTATTGATGGTTTGTCTCAGCTAAAGAATAAACTAATACCTGCTGTTGGAGAACAAGGTTACTTTACTGGGTATGATGGGCGTAAGGTTATCATTCCTTCGGAGCATAAAGCTCTGGCTGGTATCCTTCAGTCTGCTGAGAGTATTCTGATGAAGCACACACTCTTACGCTGGACATCAGAGGCTAGGAAGCAAGGCTTCAACTTTAAGCTAGTAGGATTTATACATGATGAATATCAAACGGAGGTGATAGGCACAAAGGAAGAAGCAGAAGAACTAGGAAAGCTTCAAGCAGACTGTATGCTTGAGGTAGGACAGGAACTAGGGTTTAGGATACCAACACCAGGTTCTTACGATGTAGGTAAGAATTGGCTTGACACTCACTAAACTCTAAGTTATTGAAACGAATCACTTAATAAACCTTAAGAGGATAACATGGCTAAAGAAACTAAGACTCAAATCGTAGAAGTATTCGGTACACTGGAGTGGGCAAAAGTATTTGAACACAATAGGGATCGAGCAGCTTGGAACGAAGAGAAAGATGGTGAGTATAAGATCACTGTCATCATGGACAAAGAGAATGCTGCAAAGCTAAAAGACTCTGGCTGCGCTAAGGCAATGCACGATGTCGAGGATGGTGTGAAGGTAACACTCTCTCGTCCACACAAAGGTAAGTTTGACTGGCAAGGTGGTGCTCCCGCTGTAGCTAATATCAAAGGACAACCTTGGGACTTTCAGATAGATGGTTACATCGGCAACGGTTCTACAGGTCTTGTCCGTGTAGCAGTTTATCCTGCTGGTAATTCTGGACGTACTGGCTCACGTCTTGAATCAGTGCAAGTTATTGATCACGTCGAATATGAATCAGAAGGTGGTGGTTCAGTCGGCGGGTTTAAAGACTTGTCAGATTACTCCTCAAAAGAAGCCAAACAAGATGGTGCTCCAAAGAAGAAGGTAGCAGCTAAGACTCCTGTAGAGGACGATGCTATCCCATTCTAGGACACCTTTCCTTTCTGTTGTATGTGTGTTGAGAGCGCCCCTTCCCTTAGCTGGGTGGGGGCATTACCAGAGGAGATAATAATGAAAAAGATAAACACTCTTGTAGAGGACATCGAGCAGACCATCCTTGGTTATAACGGATGGGATAAAGTTCTTGGTGACTTTATGGCAAGCAACATCTCTCGCATGGCAGAGCAACGGTTTTCTAAACCTCAGGAGCCAAGAGGTTATCTATCTCTTTCTTCTCTTGGTACAACATGCGAAAGAAAACTCTGGTACAAAGTAAACAAGACAGACATAGGGGAAACTCTACCGCCATCAGCTTTACTTAAATTCTTTTATGGTGACATGATAGAGGAGTTAGTTCTTACGATAGCCGCTGTATCAGGACACAAAGTTACTGGTATGCAAACACGTATGGATGTGCACGGCATCAAAGGACACAGAGATGCGGTAATTGATGGTATGACTATTGATGTTAAGTCTGCATCCCCTTACGCATTTAAGAAGTTTAAGGAAGGTAACCTCAGGGAAGATGATCCCTTTGGTTATATATCTCAGCTATCTTCCTACGTGTACGCAGCCAAGGATGATCCTGAAGTAACTAATAAAACTCAGGGTGGTTTCCTAGTTATTGATAAAGTAAATGGTCACGTATGCTTAGACATCTATGACTTCACAGAAGAGATGAAAGAAAAGGAACAACACGTAAATCATATCAAGAGTATGGTTGCCTCAGAAGATCCACCTGACCGTGGGTTCAATCCCGTTCCTCAATCAAGTAAGAATCCTAAAGGCAATAAGAAGCTTGTTACTGCTTGCTCTTACTGCGAATACAAGAAGGAGTGTTACCCTGGACTTCGTAAGTTTATTTATTCTGATCGTCCTGTTTTTCTGACAGACATAGTTAAGAAGCCTATGGTCCCTGAGGACTTGGAGTTTGCTGGTGTCTTTCAACAAGAATAGATTCAGAGGAATACAGGCAGGCTACAGATCAGGATTAGAAGAAGATACTGCAGCCTACCTAAAGAAAAAGAAAGTTAAGTTTACCTACGAAAAGGAAAAGATTAAGTGGGTAGACTTAAAGATAAGAACCTACACGCCTGACTTTGTTCTGGCTAACGGTATCATAATAGAAACGAAGGGACGCTTTATCTCTGTCGATAGACGTAAACATAAAGAGATTAAGAAACAATTCCCTGAGTTAGACATACGCTTTGTGTTTGCTAACAGTAAAGCTAAACTGTACAAAGGAGCTAAGAGTTCTTACGGAGACTGGTGTAAGAAGAACGGATTCAAGTATGCTGATAAGGTGATACCTGATGAATGGTTAAAGGAGACTAAAGATGAAAGAGAAGTTTAAACCAAGATTTGAGATAATGCAGGTAATACGTGGACCGTACACAGACGATGAAGGTCACATCTGGAATCTGTGTCTTGCCCGTGAATACTCTACATTAGAACAATTCGAAGAAGAATACTTCTACTCTTCTATGAAAGATGCTATGGATGACATCTACCGTCTGCATAAGACAGGTCCATTTGTTATTGATGACATGGGTAATACAAAAGAAGATCATCTAATGAAAACCCAAGACCAACTAGAAAAAACAAGAAAGGTAGTAGAAGATGTCTACTAAAACAGCAATTGTATTTAGCTGCGCACACACAGATCCTAGTGTATCTAACGATAGGTTTGATTTACTAGGTGAACTTATCTATGATATTAACCCTACCTATGTTATAGACTTAGGGGATGGTGCTGATATGAAATCTCTGAACAGTTTCGATACCAGATACCCTGATGCTATCGTATCTCAAAACTACGAGAAAGATGTGGAACATTACAATGAGGCTATGGAAAGACTACGCAAGAAACCAAACATTAGGAAATATAAAAAACCATTCTGGATCGGGTTCGAAGGTAACCATGAAAACAGAATTAAAAAGGCTATCGCCCATGACCCACGATTACAG